TAGAGAAGTACAATACCCTGAAGCTAAGTTCTTCTACGGGTTCCAATTGATGATGGAGAATATACACAGTTTAATGTATTCTTTATTAATCGATACGTATATCTCAAATGAAGAAGAGAAACAATTATGTTTCACCGCCTTAGACAACCTACCTGCAGTACAAAAGAAAGCAAAATGGGCTCTTGATTGGATTGACAACGCATCTTTCCAAGAAAGACTTGTAGCTTTTGCTGCGGTTGAAGGAATATTCTTCTCAGGGTCATTTTGTTCAATCTTTTGGTTGAAATCAAGAGGAATCATGCAAGGACTATGTAATGCTAATACTTTAATTTTTAAAGACGAAAACTTACATTGTGACTTCGCAATCCATTTGGTAAATAATCACTTAGAAAACAAACCAACTGAAAAAAGAATTAGAGAAATCTTATTATCTGCACTTGAAATTGAAAAAGAATTTATCACAGAATCTTTACCTGTTTCGTTAATCGGTATGAATTCAAACTTGATGAAACAATATCTTGAATTCGTAACTGATGGGTTATTAGTTAAATTTGGTTGTAAAAAAGAATTTAACGTTGAACAACCATTTAAGTTTATGGAACAAATCGCAGTTGAAACAAAGGGAAACTTCTTTGAATCAAGAACGATGGAATACCAAAAAGCAAAACTAAACGAAACATTATCATTTGATTCTGATTTCTAATTTATTATTTTTAAATCTATGATGTCACTAAAAATTAAAAAAAGAGACGGGGAAGACGCGTCTTTTAATCCACAAAAAATATATAACAGAATTAAAAGAGCTGCTAAAGGTTTGAATGTAAATTCAGATGAAATCTTTATTAAAGTTATTACGTCTGTTCCAACGGAAGGTATTATTACAACTAAAGAATTAGATAAGCTTGTATATGAAATCGCTGCCGCTTATACAGGCAGTCACCACGATTATTCAAGACTTGCATCTTCAGTTGCGATTTCTTCTTATCACAAAGAAACTGACCCAAGTTTCTCAAATACAATGCATACGTTACACGTTGATGGTATTGTACATGACGAACTAATGTCAATTATTGAAAAATACGGCCCAAGTAAAATTGATGAGGTAATTAATCATGAAAATGATTATAACTTTGATTATTTCGCGTGGAGGTCATTACAAGAAATGTACTTGTTAAAGACACCTGAAGGTAAAGTTGTTGAAAGACCTCAACACATGTACATGAGAGTTGCTCTATGGGTGACTAACACGTATGAAGAGGCTGTAGAATACTACAACTCATTATCAAACCAACGTATATCAAAGGCAACACCTATCATGATTAATGCAGGTACAAGAGTACCTCAATTAGCGTCTTGCGTGTTACATTATAACAACTCTGACTCGAGAGAAGGATTGTTGAAAACCTTGAATGACATCTCAACTTATTCTTCAGATGCTGCGGGAATTGGACTATCAATGTCTAACATTCGTAGTAAAGAAAGTAGAATTAAATCATCAGGAGGATTTGCGGGTGGATTGTTGAAGTACTTAAAAATAGTTAACGAGTCATTAAGATTTTTTAACCAACAAGGAAGAAGACCTGGTAGTGCAGCTATCTATTTAGAACCATGGCACAGAGATATCATGGACTTGTTAGAAATTAAAAAGAACACAGGTGCTGAGGAATTAAGAGCGAGAGATTTATTCACCGCGTTATGGATTCCCGATAATTTCATGAGAGCGGTTAAGAACAATGAAGATTGGTACTTATTCTGTCCTAATGAAATTATTAAATCGGGTATCAAACCATTACAAGAATGTTATGGTGATGAATACGAAGAAAACTATCAAAAGGCTGTTAATTTAGGTATCGGTAGAAAAGTTAAGGCCCAAGACATTTGGTCTAAAATTATCGAGTCTCAAGTTGAGACAGGAGTTCCTTACTTATGTGCTAAAGATAGTGCGAATAAGAAAACTAACCACCAAAACATAGGTGTGATTAAACAATCAAATTTATGTAACGAGATTTACCAATATACTGATGAAGAGACAACTGCAATCTGTACGTTATCTTCTATTGTATTGAAGAACTTTATTGTTGATGGTAAATTTGACTATAAGTTATTGATTGAAGAAGTTAGAAGAGCGGTGAAAGCATTGAACAACGTAATTGACAAGAACAACTACTCAACTGAAAAAGGTTTAAAAGGAGGTCTTGAACAAAGAGCTATCGCGATTGGAACTCAAGGATTAGCTGACGTATTCTATCTAATGGATTATATCTTCACATCAGAAGAAGCTAAGACTTTAAATAAAAATATATTCGAAGCTATCTACTTTGCAGCGATTACCGAAAGTAATGATTTATGTAAGAAAGGTATTAGAGAACCGTATAAATTCTTCAAAGGGTCACCAATGTCAAAAGGTATTTTCCAATTTGATATGTGGGGATTAGATGAGTCTGATTTGTTTTTAGACTGGTCAACTTTAAAAGAAAATGTTAAAGAATACGGAGTGTGTAATTCTTTATTTACAGCTCAGATGCCAGTTGCATCTTCAGCTAAAATTACAGGGTCATTTGAAATGACTGAACCAGCTCACTCTGCGTTATTTAACAGAAGAGTTGTTGGTGGTGAAATCATGATTGTTAACAAGTACTTAATTAACGACTTCGAGAAAATTGGGGTATGGTGTGAAGACTTGAAAAACGAAATCATCATGAATGAGGGTTCTATTCAAAACATTAACTTTAACCAATACCTTGACCCTGAGGACAAAAACTATAACAAGAAAGTTAAAAGAATTGAACATCTAATTCCAAAGTACAAAACTATTTGGGAGATTTCTCAAAGAGAATTAATTGACATGGCGGCTGATAGAGCACCATTCATTGACCAATCACAATCAATGAATATCTATATGGCAAATCCAACACTGTCAAAGATTACATCTTCTCACTTCCACTCATGGGAGAAAGGTTTGAAAACTTTGTGTTATTATGTTAGAACTAAAGCGATTTCAACAGGAGCTAAACATTTGGCTGTTGATGTATCAAAAATACAAAAACCTAAAACAAATGTTGAGGTTCCTAAAGTAGACTATAGTGATATGAATTTACCACCAAAACCTGAAGGAATCGAAATTGAATGTTTCGGTTGTTCATCTTAAAGTAATTAAATAATCCCGACCACCATCGGGATTATTTATTTTAATCTATTTATAAGGAAAAATCAGGACATTATATTTATAGTTATGGCTCAAGGTACAACATATGGTCTTAATTTCCCTTTTAGAGATTCTAGTAGGGGAGATTATTTGCAACTTACTCAGTTTGAAGCACAAGAAATTAAAGCGGATTTAATTCATCTTTTGTTAACAAGAAAAGGTTCAAGATATTTTTTACCTACTTTTGGAACAAGATTATATGAATTTGTATTTGAACCGTTTGATGGACTTACATTCGACGCAATTGAATCTGACATAAGAGATGCTGTGGCAAACTTTATGCCAAATCTATTGTTAAACAATATAACAATCACCCCTGCAGACCCACAAGAGGAAGTTGATATTGCAACAGGTCAAAGCACATTAGGAACAACTGAATCTCCAATATATAGATTTCCAGGAAAAGGAACTTCGGATTACACGGCAAAAGTTAAAATAGACTACTCAACAGATAAAAACACTTATTCGCAGAGTGATTTTGTTATTATCAATATTTAATATAAATGGCAAATCGTAAAATATCATATACAACCAGAGACTATCAAGGAATAAGAACTGAGTTATTAAATTATGTAAGAACATATTATCCTGAATTAATTCAGGATTTTAATGACGCTTCTGTATTTTCAGTATTCTTAGATTTGAATGCTGCGGTCGCAGATAACCTACATTATCATATTGATAGAAGTATTCAAGAAACAGTTCTTCAATACGCACAACAAAGGTCTTCAATTTATAACATTGCAAGAACCTATGGTTTAAAATTGCCAGGTCAAAGACCTTCAGTATCTTTAGTTGATTTTTCAATTACAGTACCTGCGTTTGGAGACAAAGAAGATGAAAGATACTTAGGAACACTTACAAGAGGTTCTCAAGTGACAGGAGCGGGAATAGTTTTTGAAAATATATATGACATTGATTTTACATCACCATATAACGCCCAAGGATTCCCGAATAGATTAAAGATACCTAACTTTAACGCAAATAACGTTTTAATTAACTATACCATTACAAAAAGAGAACTTGTTGTTAATGGTATTACTAAAGTATTCAAAAGAGTTATTGGGCCAAATGATGTTAGACCATTTTTTGAATTATTCTTACCTGAAAAGAACGTATTAGGTATTACTAGTGTTTTATTAAAAAGTGGAACAGAGTATACAAACTTACCAACAGCTGCAGAATTCTTAGGAGCTTCTAATAAATGGTATCAAGTTGACGCATTAGCCGAAGATAGAGTGTTTATTGAAGACCCTACAAAAGTATCAGACCAGCCAGGTATTAAAGTTGGAAAATATATCCAAACTCAAAATAGATTTATTAGCGAGTACACTTCTGAAGGATTTAAAAAGATGACATTTGGTGGTGGAACTAACACCGCTCAAGATGCATTAAATCAATTTACAACATTAGGTACAACATTAGACTTACAAAGATATTCTAATAACTTTTCATTAGGTTCTGCATTAATCCCTAATTCAACATTATTTATTCAATATAGAGTCGGTGGTGGATTAGCAACAAACTTAGGTACAAATGTTATTACTCAAATAGGAACCGTTTCATTTTATGTTAATGGTCCTTCAGAGTCAACTAACTCTTCAGTAGTTAACTCATTAAGATGTACTAACGTGACTGCGGCTATCGGTGGAGCAGGTATTCCTTCGTTAGAAGAAATTAGAAACTACGTTTCATTTAACTTTGCCGCACAAAAAAGAGCGGTTACAGTACAAGATTATGAGGCGATTATTAGAAATATGCCATCAGAGTTTGGAGCTCCTGCCAAAGTTTCAATTACGGAAAACAATAACAAAATTTTAATTCAGTTATTATCTTACGATACATCAGGTAAATTAACAAGTATAGTATCTGATACATTAAGACAGAACGTTGCAACATATCTTTCTAATTATAGAATGATGAATGATTATATTTCAATATTAACTGCTGAGGTTATTGACCTTAGTGTTGATGTTCAAATTGTATTAGACTCTGCACAAAATTCAGGACAGATTATTTCTGATGTTGTTGATAAGATATCTACATATTTTAATCCACAAGTAAGACAACTTGGTCAAAACGTTTATCTATCTGAGATTAGAAGTATTGTTCAAAATCAAAATGGTGTTTTAACTGTTGCGGGTCTTAACGTTTATAATAATGTTGGGGGGCAATACTCTTCGGCTGAAACGTCAATGCAATATTCAAATCCCGAAACAAAAGAAATTGCACCTGTTGATGATACAATTTTTGCTCAACCATCACAAGTTTATCAAATTCGTTATCCAAATAAAGACATCAGAATTTCGGTTAAAAACTTCCAATCGGTTACCTTCTCTTAATAGGTTTATTCTCAAATCGTTTAGTTTATAATTTAAAAAGAGTGTGTTTATACTTTAAAAATAACACATAAACTATTTATAAATTAAAGGTATTACATGGCTGAATCATATCGTATTAAAACCGAACTTGGTGTTAATAAAAATATTAATGTTCAAATAGACCAAGAATTTGAGTTTTTAGAAATTTTATCGTTGAAAATACAACAGTCCAACATTTATACAAGAAGTTGTTCGGAATATGGTGTATTAGTAGGTAGGGTTACTGCAAACAATGGATTTGGTATACCTAATGCGAGAGTATCTGTTTTTGTCCCAATAAAAACTGTAGACGAATCTAACCCACTTATTTCAAGTATATATCCTTACAAATCACCAACAGATAAAAATGATGATGGTTATAGATATAATCTATTGCCTTACGAAAAATCTTATTCAAAGCA